AGGTTTTTTCTGATAGGAATGTAATGCCGGTTGGTTGTGTTTTAAAAATGACTAAACTTTCTCTTTAGTTTCTTTGGCTAAAAGTTTTTTAGCTTCGATAACTTTCTCATTCTTCTGTTTGATTGTCTTCATTCTTTCATACAGTTGATCGAGATTGAGGTCATCAATCTTACCATGTCTAATAATCTTTTGATCCACATAGTAACCAGCTACCTTGCCTCTGGCTATTTCAGTAGTGGCTGCAGCTGCTAGATTCCTATTGTCCTTTTTACCCTGGTCTCTGATTTTACCTAGTTCTTCCAGATGTCCCTCGAAGCTTACACCATATTTTTCTCTTACTTCATCTCTGAGATTGCTGATGTGGGCACAGACAAGAGGATACTTATTGGGATCGGTTAAACGTGTTGCATATACAGAGGCCCCATTTGCAGCATCGGAATAGCCAGCTAGTCTTGCTGCTTCACCTTTTGTGATAGGATTTCCCTCCACCCCATATACAATGAGGTTAGCAAATTTTATTTGTTGTGGTGTTAGTTGTTTAGTTGGTCCTGGCATATTGCCATTGTATACAAAATATCCTATAAGTTCAATAGAATGATTAGAGGAAAACATTTCAGACAGATACTAGATAAATTTCTTGAGGCTCCAGCAGGTCAACACGCTAGAGTTCAAGTCCAACTTCCAAACGGAGAATTTTTCGATATTTCAGAAATTAGCTTGCTAGAGAATGCTTTATTAGGTAGTAAAGAAACTCACAGATTAGTTTTTAAATGTGAAAAATCAATACATCCCATGGGTAAAATCATCGGAAAATTATAACAGGTATTAGAGTGGTTAGACCAGTCATTACCGAACGACAACTTTGGAAGAAATTAAAAAATGCGACTACCTCAATATCATGGACAAGGCTTGAAAATTGGGCTTTATTCGGTACTCCTGATCTTTTGGGTTACTCTTCTCGTGGCACCTTTTTTACAGTAGAATTAAAATCGACCAGTCTAAAAAAGTCTAATTTGGTGCGCTGTTCCCCGCACCAAATATCTTTCCACATTAAGCATCCCAGAAATTCCTATATCCTTGTTGCTTGTACCCTGGAGCTTGGGGGCTTTAGACTTTATTCAGGATCCCGGATCCTCGAGCTTGTTGACTTAGGGCTAAAGCTTGAACCCTTAGCTTGTGGCCTCCCTGCTTGCGCCCGGGTGCTTGAGGGCTTGTGAGCTTGAGCTCTCTCTTTTTTCTGTAGTTCTTTAAATTCTTTAAACCATTGTGCTGTAAAAATATTTTTTTTCATTTAGTGTTTACCGTATGCGATGTTAGGCGTCGACCGGTCCCAACATGCCCTGCAATCTTGGCACTGGTTGCCTTGTTCCTTAGCCGGGCAGCTCTTCATCTCAGTGACCACAGTACTGGTCCAGGGCCAGAACCCTGCTGCGGGCTTGTCTATCTTATGGCCTGAAAGTCTTATAATTAAATTTTTGGGAATGCTATCTGTATTTAATGGCAGGAATTTGGCCTCCCGAGTTGGGATCCAGTGCTGCACCTGCGGCGTGAGCTTGCACACTTCGAATATATTAATGAGATGCTGCACAGACTGCAGGTCCCCTGAGTCATGCCATCTAAAAAATGGAACCTTGAGACTGTAATGAGCTACCAACACAGCCATCGCGGGAATCCATTCAGGATCCATTAAAGAATTCAACCTACGCGCGAGCGCTTCCTTTACATTTGGGAATCTATACCGGCCCTTCAGGGCGTAACATCCGCTGCACACTGAGCCCGGGATCTTGACCAGTTTGGCCCCGGTAATGCATGCTGTGGCCGGCAGGTTGTACGCGTAGCCGGGCATCTTAGACGGCGAGCTTAGCCCGCCAGTTATTTGTTTTGCTTCTTTTAAATTCATATGTCCTATAATATCCTAGAGCTTGCAGACTGTCAAGCTTGAAGGCTTGCGGGCTTGTGCCCTTATTCTTATTCTTTTTTTTATTTTTTTTCCGGGCGCTTGCGCGCCCGGGTTGGAGGAGCTTATCATGTGGAGAATTCTCCGGCTGTGATCGAGTCAAGGTAAGCATCAGGATCCCAGGCCTTCTTGCCGGGGTGCCCTGTTACCGTCTGCCAGCTGCCATCTCGCAACACCTGCTTGACCTGGTCCGCGTAAACGGAACCGGCTTCATCAAACATTCCAATCTCTGAGCCATTGCTGTGGATCAGGATGGTCTTGCGCAGCCCGCGGCCCTGTACTGGAGACTCTAAGAGCTTTCCAGTGATTGGCGTGCCCAGCTGTGTGGTCCTGACTTCGTCGTTTTTCTTTAGATCTTTATACTGTATCATTTTTTTCCTTTTGTTAATCCCATTATATCCCAGAGCCCTGGACCTGTCAACCCTGAAGCTCGCGGCCTTTTTTACTTTATTGGGCGGGCCCACCCGCTTGAGGGCTTGTGAGCTTGTAGCCTTATTCTTTTTTTTATTTTTAAACCGGACCCGCGCTGCCGCGGATCCAGTATTCCAGATAACAGTTTTAAACATTAATTATTTTTTTTCTTTGCTACGCCACCCTGTATCAGGACGTCATCACCAGCAAACCCTGCACCAGTCAACATCTTGCCAATTTGGGCAACCATCTTAACCTCTGCATGTTTCTCGTGTTTGTCTTTGTATTTGATATATTCCTTGTTCAGGCTTACAGGCTCAAACTTGGTATAATAAAACAAAGTGCCATCATCGTAACCGTCTTTGGTTTTGGTTGATTTTTGAGTTGATACATGCCATCTATTATCTTTGAAGAGATAAATATATTCTATAAATATATCTCCTCGTATATGGCTCATATACATCCACTCATCACGATAAGTTTTAGCTGGCTCTTCATCTCTGTCCCAGTCGCGACCGTAGAAGCTGCACTCGTCCAGAGTATCGCCTAAGTAGCTGGCGTCTCCATGATTAAATAATAGTTCTGCAAGTTCGCGTTTGTTATAATTGTCCACAAGGCATTTGCCTACGCCGTATGGATACCCATCACTATGAACGTATATTACTTTCACTTTCTTTGTCTTTGGGTCTTCGATTGCTATATTACTTCTTGTTGACATTTTTTCTCCTTTTTAAATCCCAGTATATCCCAGAACTGTAAACAAGTCAAGAAAAAAAGAAAAATTTTTTTCTTGACAGCCCTCTAGAAATATGTGGGCGGGCCCACCCTGCTTGAGGACTCATTCATATTTTTTATTTTTTTTCATATTAACCCATACGTGCTTACTTAAGAACACGTATGAGCAAACCCCTTTGCATCGTATAGCCTAGGCGCAATGCAATTAAGCTTTGTTCATAATTTTTTTTTAAATCAGTTGTTGTCCTGTGCAGGTCAACTGAGTCGTGTGCAGTATCAGCTTTAGAGATCTCCGACGCAACCTGTACTATAGCCGTTAAATTCTCGCAGTTACAACAACTGATCCCAGATCCCACTATGTACCCTCACATGCGCTAGTACACTTCACGCATGATTTTTTTGCGTGGGATCAGGGATCAGCTTGGAGCCTGAGACCTAAGGATAGAGCCAGAGAAATAAAAATCCGACACAACCTAGGATTGCATAAAACCACAAACTATCTACAATCATTTTTCCTTTCACTCTTACTGCTTGAAATAGTTGCAGTGCAAATTTCAAGCAGTTTAAGTTTTATTCTCTATCATCTATTGCTCGTAGCAATTTATCTTTAAGAATTAATATCTTATATAATCCTATTGACAAAGTTTGTCAAGTAGTATATAAATTTATTTATGCAACAACAAAAAGAAAGAGGAATAATATGGCACGTTTAAGACTAAACCAAGAGTACAGAAATAAGATCGCAAATCGTATGCGAGTACACTTGGAACAAGAAAACACACAAGAGAAAGAAAGTTTTTTTCAATTGCGTGAAGATATGAAACCTTTACAAGATCAAACATGGAACTTGGCAAAAGAAATAGTTGGTAGGCATTATACACCAGAAGATATTAAAATGGCTTATCACTTGCAGAACAAGTTTGAAAATGTGGACACTATTGCAAAAGATAGTTGTTTTCATTTTGGTTATCAAGGTCAAGTAGAGGGTAGAGATAATGATGATAGACCAGTAATGAAAGATAAGTACATTGAAAGTCATTTTGATTTTAAACTCAATGGAAATATTAATGGTCAGGAAAATGGAAAGCAAAATGATTTTGCTTATGCCATGTATCGTGATGAGTTGAAAGGTCGAGAGGGTTGCAATCCTGATATAAACATTGAACAAAAGGATAATCAATCAAATCCATATTGGACAAAAATTGATGACGCAAATACAAAGTATCTTGGTCTTGGTTCAAGTTATAGAGAAAGTGATGACCATACTTCGTTTTCAAAAGAGTGGAATTCGGATTATGTTTTAGATTTAATTGGTCGAGAATATTGTAGAGATAGATCAATTGCTTGTACTGAAAATGAATATGCAATCTTGATGACTTGGCAAAGTGCAAAAGGCAAGTTAATCAATGCCCATGAAAAATGGATATTATCAGTTATAGGTCAAGTAGGTAAAATTAAAACTTGGTTGAAATCTTGGAAATATCTTGATGAGGCTTTAGACTTTTGTGCAAAAGCAAAATGTCCGATTGAAGAAAGTGAAATAATTAGATGTAATTCTACTGGCTTAGCGATTTTCAATCCACAGAATTGCGCAGATTATCTTGAAAGCATGAAAAATAAAAGTGTATCAAGAGAACAAAAAATACTAGCAAGATTAAAATATAATAAAGAACAATCCACGCAATAATCTTCTTGACTTTAAACATGGGATATGATATGATTATCCCATGTTTAACAATCAAAACGAAAGGTATAAAATGCCAAAACAAAAAGTATGGCTAGTAATTGAAAAAAATGTTTATGGAGATACACAGACGTTTTCAGTTATCAAGCACCATGTTTCAATAGATGAAGCTATTAAGTACAAGGTTTATCTTGAAGCATTAAATGACAGAAAAAATCAAACTTACTTTTTAGCAAGTGATACTGAAACTGTTATGAATAAAGTAGTAACTGCTCATAACAAATCAGTTAATATGAAAGAGGTTGCATGAGTAATGAACTTAAACAATCTCTTATAATAGATGATGAAAGTAAAATGGATTTAATTCCAGCCATTTATTATATTACTTATTATGCGAAAAAGCACAGTAAGATTATAACTCGTAAGGGTTTAAAGTTTAAACCTGATACCGATACACAAGGAAAATACTTTGTATCAAAAAACGATACACCTTGTTTTATCTATTGGGATTGTGACGCTGAACCTAATCAAAACGGCAACCAATGGCGTCAAGCTACTGGTTCAATCGAAGTAAAACCAGCTTAATGCAGTACTGTCAAGGAACTAACTGCCACGAATACAAAACTAAAGATCGTATTCGTGGCACGAAAGGACAGAAATATTATGCCACTAGACGTAGATCAAAAATGTATTATGGTAAAGGAAATTTTTGTTCTTTAAATTGTCAGAACGATTGGTGGGAAATACATGGAGATAATGCAGTTAATCACTTTGGAAGATTGACCGAACCCAAAACTGTAATGTGTGACAATGCTTGGTATAAAACCTATATCTACAATTATGATTATAAGAACGGCAACAATTATAATCATTTTATGGTTAATGATTTACTGGGTAAGAAGATACCAATTACAGAAGAACAATATAACGATCAGAATTATAAACACTCCAGTACTACAGAATAACTTATCCCACAATAAGTTAAACATGAACAAGGCGCAGTAATGCGCCTTGTTTACACGTATTAAATGTATGCAGTTCTCGCATACCCCACATATTGTGTGTCAAGATAAATCTTATAATATCCCAGATTAATTGTCGCAGTTGCAAAAAGGCAACAGGGTGGGCCCACCCCATCGCCACGGGGTGGGCCCACCCCCTTAAACACTGTTGCAGAATTATCACACCCCCACACCCCCACCCCCCTCCCAGACTCCCGGGCTCGGGAGGGGGGTGGGATCTTATAGAGGTACCAGGTCCTGGGACGAATTAGATTGAATCGGGAGGGCCCACCCCCTTAAATAAGAAAAAAGGGGTCCCAAGTTTACCCTTTATTGC